CTTGAGGGCTGTATTGGCCTTGGTTTGAGCTATCAAATTATGGAAGATCGTAAGGGTAATTTGGTCAATGGTGTGGGTAGTTCACGAAAGGCTTTTACAGCTTTTATGAACGCCACAGATGTGTCGGATTATTGGGATTTAGAGATCATTCCTAAGATGATCAGCTATCCCTAAACTCCAACGAGAAGGTGTCTTAGAGCCGTTCTAAGGCATCTTTTATCTAAGGGATACTCTGCCCTTCCTTATCTTATTTCCTTATTTTAGAGGTTTTGTATTTAGGCTTAAGCCAGTAATGGCAAGGGCTAGATAGAAATCCAAGAAAACAAAATATGCCCTCTGTATAAATGCCAAGAACGTAATTGAACACAGTTGTTCTGGAACTTGGAGATTTATACACAGTGGATATTGAGACTGTAGAAAGCTTTAAATCGGCTCTGCCTGCCAACCTTAAGAAGTCGGTAAATCAGGAGTTGATAGACAAGATAAATAACACCTTAAGCGACCCTGATATGTACGAGACATATAGAGATAATATGTTGAGTTATACCAAGGTAATGCAGGAAGGTAAGTTCAAGGTAACGAGCTATATAGATGCGGTGAAGTACGTCAGTCATAAGATGATGGACAAGACGAACATCGCTGCGTTTACTGCAACCTTTCCAGATAAGATACAGAATTGGCAAGCTAACAAAGTAGCTCCCAAAGACATTTCTAGTTATGTCTCTGCGTACAATAAATCCAAGTTAGTGAACTTGATATACGCACAGACTCTCACTCCCCTTTCTATTCTTAATCAGGACTTGGCGCAGAAAGCGTTGAATGTTCAGGCTGAGTTAATGATTAGTGCTCGATCAGAGAAGGTTAGATCTGATGCAGCTAACTCATTGCTGACACATCTTAAGATGCCAGAGACCGCCAAGATCGAGTTGGATATTAAGGCGAAGGATGATGGGACTCTTGCAGCATTGAGAGCCAGTACGTTGGAATTGGCTGCTATGCAGAAACAGATGATCCAGGCAGGTCAGATGAACGCCCAGGATATTGCGCATACAAAGGTCATCCAAGGTGAGGTGATCGAGAATGAGTGATTCTGTATCCGAGGTAATCGAGTCTGTAATGCAGGTAGATGACTACCTGAACAAGATGGATTACTCAGTAGCACCTGATTATGTGCCTAGTGACTTTGCGTTGAACTTTGTGACGTTCATCAAGTTGGTTAATGGGAATGAGGGAGAAGAGCATAAGACTCCTCTCGTTCACTATTACATGCTCGATACGTTGGCAGGAGACCTGCCCCGTATCGTGAACCTATGTCATCGGGGTGTTGCGAAAACTACTGTAATGGGTGAGTACCTGTTCTTGTATATCGCTACTTACGGTGAGTTGGAGTTCTTCGGCAAAGTAGATCTGGCGTTGTATGTATCGGACTCTATTGAGAACGGTGTAAAGAACATGCGTAAGAACCTACAGTTCCGTAGAGAGAACTCAGAGTTTCTTATGAAGTATGTCCCAGAGGCACGGTTTACAGATATACGTTGGGAGTTCACTAATGTCGAAGGCCATACGTTCATTGTTAAGGGCTATGGTGCTCAGACAGGTGTTCGTGGTGCCAAGGAAATGGGCAAACGTCCCCAGATAGCTATCCTCGATGATTTGATAAGTGACGAAGACGCAAGATCAGCTACGGTGATCGCAGCAGTCGAGGACACGGTATATAAAGCTGTTGACTACGCACTCCACCCTTCTAAGTCATTGGTTATCTGGTCTGGTACTCCGTTTAACCAGAAAGATCCATTGTATAAGGCCGTTGGTTCTGGTGCTTGGGCAGTTAACGTATTTCCAGTCTGTGAGAAGTTTCCTTGTACGAAAGAGGAATTCGTAGGCTCATGGCCTGATCGTTTCCCCTATGAGTATGTGAAAGCCAAATACGATGGAGCCGTGAAGCTCGGTAAAGTAGATACGTTTAACCAAGAGCTGATGCTCAGGATCATGTCTGAAGAAGACAGACTGGTTTTGGATAGTGACATTGGTTGGTACAGCCTAGACTCAGTACAGAAGAACAGAGATAGGTTTAACTTCTACATCACTACGGACTTTGCTACCTCAGCTAAACAGTCTGCTGACTACTCAGTAATAAGTGTCTGGGCATTGAACCATGCAGGTTACTGGTTCTGGGTAGATGGTATCTGTAAGCGTCAGACAATGGACGCGAACATCAATGCACTATTCCGCTTGGCGCAGAATTATCGCCCTCAGAACGTGGGCATCGAGGTCACGGGGCAACAGGGAGGATTCATACCTTGGATTCAACAAGAGATGCTGAGTAGGAACATCTTCTTCCCATTAGCATCGGACAATAACAGCAATAACCCAGGTATCCGTCCATCAACGAATAAACTACAACGGTTCAACGTAGTAGTGCCTTGGTTTAAAGCTAAGACAGTATTCTTCCCTAATGAGAAGAGAGCTTCACCTGAAGTAGTGGAAGCAATAAATGAATTGGCTTTAGCTTCACCTTCTGGTTTCAGATCTAAGCACGATGACTTCATCGACACCGTTTCGATGCTTCCATTGCTTAATGCCTTCCGTCCTTCACAAGAAGCAGAAATATCCCGAAACGGAGATGACATATACGAGATAATGGATGTTGCAGAAGACTTCGATTGTTTAGGTTCATACATTGTTTAGGAGATAGCATGAATTTACAGGATATATTTACTCACCTATCTAGTGGTGAACTAAGCCAACTCTTCGTTGGAGAGTCAGGCGACATAGACATTGATAGCCGTAAGAAGATCGCGTCTAGCGTGGAATTAGGGCTGATCGAACTCTATAAAGAGTTCTTAATTAAAGAGAATACAGAGGCCGTGACCCTAACAGAAGGGATTACTGACTATGTACTAGCAAGTACAGACGTAGTTAAGGTAGAACGGATCAAGGATAGTATGGGTCGGGAGGTATCTCTTAATAACCTTAACGACCCTTGTTCCTTTACATTCACTGAGTACAACTCCTTCTCTATTGGTGACAACTACCTTAGTAATCAGGATCTAGAGTCTGAAATGGTCTCTGTTACCTATAGAGCAGCACATCCTAAACTGGACATGTTACTGGTGGGTGCATACCCCGCAGGCATAGATATAGAGTTACCGAGCCAATACTTAAACGCACTACTGATGTTTATAGCTGCACGAGTACACACCCCTGTAGGAATGTCTCCTGAAAACCAGACAGGAAATGAGTATTTGATGAAGTATAAGGCTGCTGTAGCGGAGCTTAATATACACAATATCCGTCAAGATCGTGTATCAGACTCCTCCAACTTCCATCGGAACGGTTGGATTTAGTAAGGGAGGTAAAAACTCCAGAATTTAGTTTTTCCTTCTGGGATAGTCCCCATAGAAATTTTATATGGGGCTTCCTATGGACGATCAGAACACTACTACTTCTTTAGCAGATACTACTAAGTTAACTGAATGGGACAATGAACCCACAGTAATGGACTTAAAGGCTGATCTAGAAGAAGCTAAACCGACTCACGATGCACAGATGATGCGTATTGACGGTTGGTTAGACAATCTATATGTACGTAATGGCGCAAAAGCTAAGTCGGGTGATGGTCGCTCGAAGTACGTACCTAAGCTAATTCGTAAACAAGCAGAGTGGCGTTACCCTTCTCTCTCCGAACCTTTCCTCAGTTCTCCCGACTTATTCGATGCACAGCCTGTAACGTGGGACGATAAGAAAGCCGCAGAACAAAACAGTTTGGTTTTGAATAACCAGTTTACTGTCAAGATAGATAGACAAGCGTTTGTTGATGAATACGTCCGTGCTGCTGTAGACGAAGGTACTGCCATCGTTCGTGTTGGTTGGGCGTATGAAGAAGAAGTCGTATTAGAGACAGCTCCTATCGTTGAGTTCTACCCAGATCCTTCCTATGCACAGATGCACGAAGAGATCGCACAGATTCGTCAAACAAATCCAAACCAGTACACATTAGATGTTCCTGAAGAGATTCGACAAGCGCACGAACTCTCCATCGAGAACGGTGTACCTATTCGGCCTGAGATAGTCGGTGAAGAAGAAGTAGAGAAGGTTAACGTACTTAAGAATCACCCGACTGTTGAAGTCTGTGACCCACACAATGTTGTGTTCGACCCAACTTGTAACGGGGATCTTAGCAAAGCCAACTTCATTGTATTCTCCTTTGATTCATCAATGGCGGAACTTGAAGCAACTGGTTTGTACCAGAACCTAGATAAAGTAAACATCTCTAACAGCTCACCTTTAATGGAGCCCGATCATGCAACAAATTCCCCTGATACATTCAATTTCAAAGATAAGCCAAGACAGAAACTTGTCGTTCGTGAATATTGGGGATATTGGGATATTAGCGGTACTGGTGTTGTTGAGCCTATTGTAGCGGCTTGGATTGGTGACACCTTAGTACGGTTAGAAGAATCCCCCTTCCCTGATAAGAAACTTCCTTTTGTACGTGTTAGCTACCTACCTGTACGTAACTCTGTTTACGGAGAACCAGATGGTGAACTCCTAGAAGAGAACCAACAGCTTATGGGAGCCTTATCACGAGGCATGATCGACATTATGGGTCGTTCAGCTAA